GGGTACAGATACCACCACGGAGGCGGAAGGGCCGCAGAACGGGCAGCAGGCCGCCCAGGACACGCCCCAGGCGGTGGAAGCGGAAAAGCTGGTGTATGTGGGGCCGCAGCTTCCCCGTGGGCGGCTGAAAACCAACAGAATTTTTGAGGGTACGCGGGAACAGATCCTTGCTTCCCCGGAAATGGCGGAAGTGCTGAAAAGATACCCGCTTGTCAAAAATATGCTTGTGCCCGTGTCGAAGCTGGCGGAAGCGAAGCAGAAGATTGCGGCGGGCGGGAACGCCCTGCATAAGTTCTACGCGGACATTGCTTCCCTGGCGGCAACGGAAGGATTGGAGGGATAATAGATGGCGCTGACACACGGCGTAAACGCATCGAAGCTGAAAACCAGCGTTTCCACGCCTATTAAAGTGGATTCCGGCGTGCATTTCGCGGTGGGCGCGGCCCCCGTGCATATGGTGGGCGGGAAGACCAACGAAGTCATTATGGCGAATGACTACGAAGAAGCCGTGCGTTTCCTGGGGTATTCTGACGATTGGGAGAAATACCCGCTGTGCATGGAGATTTACACGGCGTTCACGCTGTACAACGTGGCCCCGGTTATCATGGTGAACGTGCTTGACCCCGCAAAGCACAAAACGAAGGTTGCGGCGGACAGCATGGAGCCTGTGGAAAACCAGATCCTTTTGCCGCTGGAAGCCCTGGCGGACACGGTGGAAGTGGAAGGGATGGAGCGGGATGCCGATTATACCGTGTTTTACACGGATGATAATTGCGTGATCGAGTTCCTGACCGACACCACCACGGCCCAGCAGGTAAGCTATGACGCGGTTGATCCGTCTATGGTTACGAAAAGTGATATTATCGGCGGATACAGCGTAACAACGCACAAGACAACGGGCCTGGAACTGATCGACGATGTTTTTCCGAAGTACACGCTTGCGCCTGACATTATCGTGTGTCCGAATTGGTCACACGACAATGAGGTTGCGGCGGTCATGTCCGCAAAGGCGGAAAATATCAACGGCGTGTTTGAAGCGGAAGCGCTGATCGAACTGCCCAGCGACAGCGAAAAGGGCGCGACATGGTACACGGACGTTCCGGCGCTGAAAAAGCGTATGAACATTTTCAACGTGAACCAGCTGTGCTGCTGGCCGAAAGTGAAGCTGGGGGATCGCGTCTTTGACTATACCGTACAGCTGGCGGGCAGTATGTCCAAGACGGACAACAGCGGGGAGTTCGGGGACGGCACGCCTTGCGAAAGCGCGTCCAATAAGGTTTTGCGTGCTGACAGTATGGTGCTGGCAAACGGTGAGGAAGTCCGGCTGGACGTGCCGAAAGCAAACTATCTGAACGACAACGGTATTATTACCTGTGTCAACTTCTACAACGGCTTTGTGTCCTGGGGCAACTACACTTCCGCATTTCCGGCCAACACAGATCCGGTTGACTACTTCTACAGCATCAACCGGATGTTCAAGTACATTGCCAAAACGGTGATCCTGACTTCCTGGAACGATGTTGACCGCCGGATCACGCGCCGCCTGCTGGACGCGATCATGCAGGGCGTAAACTATTGGCTGAACAGCCTGACCGCCGAGGAAAAGATCCTGGGGGGCCGGGTGGAAATGCTGGAAAGCGAAAACGCCCTTACAAACCTGATGGCGGGCCGGGTGAAGTTCCATATTTACGTTACGCCCCCGTCCCCGTTGCAGCAGCTTGACTGGGTAATGGAATACGATCTTTCCTACCTGCAAGTGCTGCTGTCCCCGGCGGCGTAAGAAGGAGGGGTAAGAAATGCCGATAGTTGATCAGCTGGTAAACAACTTTGCCGTGTACGAAGACGCGGTGGACTATATCGGGATCGCGGAAGTGGAGTTCCCGGAACTGGCGTGGCTGGTGGAGGAAATCAAAGGCGCGGGATTGAGCGGAAACATTGAAGCCGTTGTGATCGGACACCTGGAAGCCATGACGGCAAAGTTCAGCTTCCGCACGGTTACGCCCGCCGCCGTGAAGATGAACGAGCCGCGTATTCACAACCTGGATTGCCGCGTATCCCAGCAGGGCTACAACAGCAACCAGGGGCAGCACAAGCAGGAATCGTTAAAGCACATTCTGCGGACGATGCCGAAAAAGCTGGCCGTGGGTAAAGCGGCGGTGGCTTCCCCGGCGGACGCAAGCGGCGAACACGCCGTATACTACTACGCCATTTACAGGGACGGGAAGAAGGAAACGGAGATTGACCCCGTGAACTTCATCTGCCTTATTAACGGCGTGGACTACCTGGCGGAAGTAAGAAAGGCACTGGGCAAGTAACAGGAACACAGAGCGGGCCAGCGGCGTTGTGCTGCTGGCCCGCCTAAATTTAATTTTATGGAGGAAACGACAATGGCAAGCAACGAGAATATGAATGAGGAAAAAGTGACCCAGGAAACAACGGAAGCGGCGGGTATGGATACCACTACGGCGGCGGAAGCGCCCCAGGACACGCACAGCATGAACTATACGCACACCTTCAACCCGCCCATTGAGATCACGGGGACGCAGTACAAAAGCCTGACCTTCTATTTCGACCGCCTGACCGGGGAAGACGTGGAAGCGGTGGAACTGGAATTGCAGCAGCGCAACATTATTGTGCTGGATGCTACAGTATCCAGCGCGTTCCAGTGCGGCATTGCGGCCCGTGCGTCCGGGATCGGCGCGGATGAAATCGCACGCCTGCCCTTGCGGCATTATCTCAAGATCAAGAACGCCGCACGGGATTTTTTAGTGGCTGTGGGATACTAAAAATTGCGTATCCCGGAAATTGGTTCCGCAAACAGTCGTACAGGCTGGCCCGGCTGACGTATGCCGATCCGTTTAAGTGGATGGCCTTGCCGCTCCACGAATTTTTCAACTGGATAGAAAGCATAAACGAAGTGGAAGAAGAAGACAAGGCCGCCCGGAAGGAAAAGTGAGGGGGCGGTAAGTAATTGGCAGGGGCGCAAAAAAACTTTGAACTTCTGTTCAAGCTGACTGCTTCCCTGGGCGGAAATTTCCATAGCACCTTCAACGCCGCTGTACAGGCGCAAAAGCGGCTGTCTGACAGCGTTAAAAACGTCAACGCCCTGCAATCGAAGATAGACGGCTACAACAAAGCAAACGCCGCTATCCAGCAAAACCAGCAGAAATTGCAGCGATTGACGGCGGAGCATGACCGCTTGCAATCCGAGCTGGCCCAGACAGCCCAAAAAAAGCGCGATCTTCAACGGGCCATGGAAACCGCAGAAGCGGAAGGGAACATAGAGGAGTACAAGCGGTTACAGAAGGAGCTTTCCGACACCAACAAGGAATACAGCAAGCTAAACGAGAAGTACAAAGCGAATCAAAACCAGATACAACAAGCTACTGCCAAAATCGAAGAACAGCAAAGATCCCTTGAAGAACTGGCCCAGGAGTTGCGGGAAGCCGGATTGAACACGGATGATCTGGAACGCGCAAACGAACGGCTGAAAAATTCCTATGAGCGCCTGCAAGCATCCCAGGAGCGCTTAAAAAACCTTAACCAGCAGCAGGAAAAGATCAAGCAAAATATTTCTGCGACCAAAACGCAAATACTGGGCACAGTTGGAGCCTATACCGCAGTTGCGGCGGCGATCTACGCCGGGCCAGTCCAGGCGGCCCAGAAATACGAAGCGGCGCTGGCGAAGGTGAACACTATAGCGGATACCACGCAGGTTCCGCTTGAAAAAATTTCGCAAGAGGTTATGGCCCTGTCCAATAAAACGGGCGTGGCAGCCAGCGCCCTTGCGGAAGACGTTTACAACGCCATTTCGGCGGGACAGCAAACCGGGGATGCCGTCAACTTTGTTTCCTACAGTACGAAGCTGGCGAAAGCGGGATTTGCGGAAACGTCACAAACGCTTGACGTATTAACCACCATTCTAAATGCCTACAGAATGAGCGCGGACAAGGTGGGGAACGTCAGCGATATGCTGATCCAGATCCAGAACAAGGGCAAAGTGAGCGTGGGGGAATTATCGTCCGTCATGGGCAAGATTATCCCCACGGCAAACGCCTATAATGTTTCGCTGGAACAGCTGGGCGCTACATACGCCATAATGACTTCCAAGGGTATTGCCGCAGCCGAAACAACCACCTATGCAAACTCCATGCTGAATGAGTTGGGCAAGAGTGGAAGCACGGCGGACAAGATTCTGCGGAAGGTTGCGGGCGGCGGTTTTTCCGATCTGATGGCGAACGGATCAAGCCTTGCGGAAGTGCTGGACGTTCTCCAAAAGGAAGCACAAAAGAGCGGGAAAACCATAGCTGATATGTTCGGCAGCGCGGAAGCCGGAAAAGCGGCTATGTCCATCCTGTCAAACGGGGTGGACGGCTTCAACGAAAGCGTTGAAGGTATGCTGAACAGCGTAGGCGCAACGGAAACCGCGTTCGGCATTATGGCGGACACCACGGAAAACAAAATGGCAAAGGCCAAAAACAGCATAAACAACCTGCAAATTGTGCTGGGCCAGAACCTTTTGCCGATCGTA